TACAATGAAACAATAGGTCGACGTGAAGAGATTACTATTAATAAATCGGCAGTAGCTATTGTTGAAAATCCACTGTATGCCGTAATGAATGAACCTAATTCAACTCTTCAACGCCTACTTTATAAACTTAACTTGCTGGATTCGATTGATCAACAATCTGCTTCTGGAAAACTTGATCTTATCATTCAGCTTCCATACGTGATTAAATCTGAAGCTCGGAGACAGCAAGCAGAACAACGTCGTCAAGACATTGAGTTTCAACTTAAAGGTAGTCAATATGGTATCGCCTATACAGATGGTACCGAAAAGATTACTCAGTTAAATCGTCCGGCCGAAAACAATCTCATGGCCCAAGTCGAATACCTAACCGACATGCTGTATGGTCAACTTGGTCTAACAGATGAGATTATGAAAGGCACAGCGGACGAAAAAGCCATGTTGAATTATTGGAACCGAACGATCGAGCCAATTCTTACTGCGATGGTCGAATCGATGCGGCGTACCTTCTTGACCAAAACCGCTCGAACACAATTGCAGTCAGTGCTTTACTTTAGAGATCCATTTAAATTGGTTCCAATTGAGAACATCGCTGAGATTGCCGACAAGTTTACTCGTAACGAAATTATGACGTCGAATGAGATTAGGCAGGTTGTTGGTATGAAGCCTAGTAAGGATCCAAAGGCAGATCAACTGACTAACAGCAACATGCCACAACCAACTCCACCAAATCCGGCGACAAATGGACATACTTCACAAGATCCGGCTGTAACTGAGGCATTAGCAAAATTAGCTGATAGGTCGATGAGTCAAAATTAAGGAGGAACATTCAAAATGGGAGAAAAGGCTAAGCCCGATTTTAGCGGCTACGCCACCAAAGCTGGACTCGTGTGCTCAGACGGTCGGACTATCATGCCAGATGCTTTCAAACATCAGGATACTGAAACAGTTCCGTTGGTCTGGCAGCACAATCACAATGAGCCCAGCAACGTGCTTGGTCATGCAGTTCTCGAGCATCGTGATGATGGTATTTATGCCTACTGTTACCTAAACAGTACAGATCAGGCAAAGAATGCTCGGACGTTGGTGCAGCACAAGGACATTAAGTCGTTGTCCATCTATGCCAATGGATTGACCGAGAAGGCAAAGAAGACTCTTCATGGATTTATCCGTGAGGTGAGTCTCGTATTGTCAGGAGCCAATCCTGGCGCGCTTATTGACAACATTACTTTGGCTCACGGCGATGGCGAAATGGTCACGCTGGAAGATGAAGCAATTATCTATACTGGTCTTGATATCAATACTGACGGAGAGTCTTCAGATAACGAAGACGAAGTTGAACATTCTGATACGAATCCCACGATTCAAGAAGTTTACGATTCAATGACTTCTGAGCAGAAGGAAGTCGTCCATTATATGGTCGGTACTGCCCTTTCTGAGCGAGCTGACGAACTGAAGCAGTCCTCGAGTGGCGACAAAGAGTCTGATAAGTCTGAATCGCTAACCCATGATGATAATGAAAAGGAAGGACGACGGATGACCCGCAATGTCTTCGAGGAGCAGAATAACGAAGGCAAAAAGGAAGAGAAGCACGTCCTCACACATGATGCGATCAAGGGAATTGTTCAAGACGCCCAGAAGACCGGATCGCTCAAAGCCGCTGTCGAGGCATATGCTCTTAAGCATGGTATCGATGATATCGATATTCTCTTTCCGGATGCCCGCAACGTTACTAGCACTCCTGAATTCGATCAGAGGAGAGTTGAGTGGGTTTCCGGTGTCATCAATGGCACTAGGCACTCGCCGTTTTCCCGCATTAAGTCGATCGTTGCTGATATCACCGTTGATACAGCTCGAGCGCTCGGTTATGTTAAAGGCACGATGAAGAAGGAAGAGTTCTTCGGACTCGTGTCGCGTGCGACGACTCCGAGCACGATCTACAAGAAGCAGCAGCTTGATCGTGACGACATCATCGATATCGTTGATTTCGACGTCGTGGCTTGGCTCAAGTCCGAGATGCGCGTTATGTTGGACGAGGAAATTGCACGCGCAGTGCTTATTGGAGACGGTCGTCTTATTTCTGACGGCGATCACATTAAGGATCCCGGTCTGACTGGCGCTACTGATAATGCCGGTATTCGTTCGATCTTGAACGAGGATGATCTTTACGCAGCTAAGGTTGTGCTTCCGGCCGCAGCAGATACGCCCCCGGAGCAGGTTGATGCAATTATTCAGGCGATGTCCGATTATAAGGGATCGGGTTCTCCGACACTTTACACCACGCTTCCAGTTCTTACGTCGCTTCTGGTGTTCCGAGATGCTCAGGGTCATCGATTGTGGAGGACTCAGGCAGAACTTGCATCTGAGATGGGCGTTTCGAATATCGTTACGGTCGAAGTGATGGAAACGGTGCCAAAGCTTATTGGTATCATCGTCAATCTGAAGGATTACACGATTGGTGCCGATAAGGGTGGAGACGTCAATTTCTTCGACGATTTCGACATCGATTACAACCAGTACAAGTACCTGCTGGAGACTCGAGTTTCTGGTGCGCTCACGAAGATTCGCTCGGCTCTGGTTGTTTCTACACCTTAATAAGGTAGGCAGCCATGACAAGGTTCTTTGGTCGCATTGGTTATGGAGATACAATAGAAACTAACCCAGGCGTTTTTGTCGATAATATTGTTGAGTATTCATATTACGGAGATGTTATCAGAAATGCGCGAAATCTCCAACCGGGAGAAAATCTTAATCCTGATCTCAGTGTTCAAAATTCAATTAGTATCGTGGCCGATGCATATGCCAATGAACATTTCTTTTCTATCCGTTATGTGGAATGGGCGGGGGTTTTGTGGACGGTTTCTAGCGTCGAAGTGCAAAGCCCCCGTCTTCTGCTGAGATTAGGGGAGGTGTATAATGGGCCAACGCCTTGACTTGCACCAAATCCTTCTAGCGATTACTCCATTAGTATATTTTCAGCCACCAACTAACGTGAAGTTGGAATATCCATGTATTGTTTATAAACGAGGTTTTGCAGATACGCATTTTGCAGATGATAATCCGTATAGTCATACAAAGAGATACATGATTACGGTTATTGATCCAGATCCGGATAGTGTAATTCCAGATAAAGTGGCTGCATTGCCGATGAGTTTGTTTAATAGATTTTACACAGCCGATGATTTAAATCACGACGTTTTTAACGTCTACTTTTGAGGGAAAGGAAGAACATGCCCCCATTGACTTGGGATGATGTAGGCGAAAAAGTCTATGAAACTGGTGTAGACCACGGAGTTCTGTATCTTCCGGACGTAGCAGGCGTGTATAATACAGGTTTTGCTTGGAATGGTCTTACCACAGTTACTGAGTCGCCGTCTGGTGCTGATCCCAATCCGCAGTTCGCGGATAACATCAAGTATCTGAACCTCACTTCCGCCGAGGAGTTCGGGGGAACCATCGAGGCATTTACTTATCCCGAAGAGTTTGGCCAGTGTGACGGTACGGCTCTTCCGCACCCAGGCGTGGCCGTTGGACAGCAGGGTCGAAAGATGTTTGGCCTGAGCTACAGGACAAAGGTCGGAAACGATGTCGACGGCGTCGACTTTGGTTACAAGTTGCATCTGATTTATGGTTGTCAGGCCGCTCCGTCGGAGAAGGCTTACGCCACAATCAACGATTCACCAGCTGCAATCAACTTCAGTTGGGCTATTACAACTACGCCAGTTCCGGTTACAGGCTATAAGCCTACGGCTCTGATCGTGGTTGATTCTACTGTTGTAGATCCCGCAGATCTTACTGCACTCGAGACGTTGCTGTATGGTCAGGCTGCAACCGAAGCAGCTCTTCCGACGCCGGATGCGGTTATCGCGCTATTTGGTCCGTGAGTTTAAGATAGGAGGCCAAGGAATGCTGACGATTATCGTTCCAGGCGTCGAAATGTTTGATGAGAAGTCACAAGAATTTGTTACAAAGAATGACGTGACTTTGGACTTAGAGCATTCTTTGGTCTCACTGTCAAAATGGGAGTCGAAACACGAAAAGCCTTTTCTGGGTAAGGCTGATAAAACAAACGATGAAGTACTTGACTATATCAAATGCATGGTGTTGACTCCTGATGTTTCAGAAGAGATCTTCTCAAAGTTTACGGAGAAAAATCTTCTAGAAATTAACGAATACATTGAAGCTAAGATGACTGCTACATGGTTCAATGACTCTCCTGGAGCTCCACAGAGTCGAGATGTCATTACGGCTGAGCTGATTTATTATTGGATGGTTGTTTTTCAGATACCATTCGAATGCGAGAACTGGCATCTTAATCGATTATTCACTTTAATTCGAGTTTGCAATATTAAACAATCCAAGCCACAGAAGATGGGTCGATCTGAAATGGCAGCTCGAAATCGAGAACTTAATGCTCAACGTAGAGCACAATTGGGCACTTCAGGCTAGAAAGGGGGTGACAATGACAACTCTTGCTTGGGATGAAATTGGTGATCGAGTTTATCAGACGGGTATTGATCGTGGAGTTCTCTATCTCCCAGATGGCACGGTAGCCCCTTGGAATGGTCTCACCGGAGTAGAAGAAGATTCTTCCTCCGAAGTGAAATCATTCTATCATGAGGGTGTGAAATTCTTACAAAATTTTGTTCCTGGTGATTTTGAGGGAAAACTCAAAGCGTTCACATATCCCGAAGAATTCGATCGAGT